AATCTGTAATCGGACCGTAGAAATTAATTCTCATATCAAAGGTCAAAGTATAAATGATAGTCCGTCTGGCTTCCAACGCATTTTCATAGTCATCAGAAAAATCTACCCCAACCAAAGCAAGAGGTACATCCTCTTTTATATCGGGATAACTATCGAAAGGCTTCATTGTCACTACATATTGAGGATTAAAATAAGGAAGTATTTGTTCTACAATCTGAAGCGCATCGTCCTGATTTTTAGCATAGATTGATAACTGAAAGCCTATATTATAAGGAACAAAACTATAGAACTTATTCCTATTACCGTAACCCGTGCCAGTCTGTGTGAAGTTATTAGTTTTTTGCAGCTGCCTTGCTGGATCATATCCGATGGTAGTTATCTCGAAAGACATACGAGGTAGTTTCAACGCCACTTTAGAATCTTCAATTAGATCTGGTTGGGATCTAATACGATCAAGAAACTTACGCTGGGGTGCGTATGATAGTGGGACTTTAACCTGCGATATGACCTGACCAGAAGAGTTAGAACGGATAACATAAAGGTTATTAAAAAGTGTACCAAATACAGCAACACTTTTCCTTAGCTTCTGATGATAAAAATGTGTTCCAAACATGCTTAACCTTTATATATTGATTGTAGGTGAGTTTCAAACTCTTCCACCTTAGCCAATCTATTTGGCCATAGGATATATTCTTTTTCTGGATTCTTCTTTAAATTATTTAACAGAGGAACAATAGCGTTGTAAAGTTTATCTAACTTATCCTGAGTAGTACTTGCTTTACTTTCAACTTCTTTAGCCGTAGCTCCAAGAGCCTGAACAGCTTCAAGCTCAGACTCATCTACCGCTGTAAATCCGAAATCAAATAGGTCGCTCATTTCATTAATCTCTTAATAGTTGCTAGTGCTTTCTTACCATCAGGGTGTCTTGGGTTTATACTTACCTCATTACCATTCACAAAATCCGATATATTTGCAGATTTACCTAAAGCAGATATTGCTTTATGTAAAGGATCTTTTGGATCATATCTTGTCTCGAATCCAGGTTTACCCCTTAGTTCTACCCATTTACTGTCACCTTTATTCCACATTTTCAGTACATCCTGTGATCTACCGCGGATAAGCTTTAGCTTAATACCCTCTGATATGTATGTCCTAAAGCTAATCATTAGCTAGGATCTCCGAATGGGTTAGATTCACTGAAGTCTAAGAAGCCGTCAGTGAATGTTTCAAAGTCAGTATTTTGTTCAATCTCAGAAATCTTATTGTCTTCCTCAATAGAGGATATTAACACTGGATTAACTTTTTGAGATCTACTATTATACTGGTAGACGACACCGTCTGGCGCAAACTCATGATACTTACCATCATTGGCTCCAATATGAATCAAGCTTAGTGTATTAGTATTAGTGTTCCATTTAACGATTTCACCAGACATAGTTACGCTATCAGCTAAATCTTGATATACCATAGTCCCAACATCAAATCCATCACCAGCACTATCCAAGTTTAGTAGATATGTGTATGCATAGTCTTTTTCAATATCATCAATTACTTCCACACCAGTATCAAAATTTTCGTCATTATATTCGAATAGCTCACAACGTAGTTTAAATACTGCAATATTACTTAATTGGTAAAATGGTTCTTCGTGTTCGACCATCATTACCTGAAATAGTTTATTAGATAATGGTAGATAAATTAAATCCCCCTCAAAGGGTCTTACACCTTGGATCTCGTTATCATATCTTGCAACCAGCTGCGTCCATCTTTTTCTAGAAACTACAAAAGTAGCCTGATCCCTTATCTCAACGCCAAACTTAGTAAATAGATCTCCTTCACCACCAAATCCTTCTATATTCTCAATGTACATTTCAATACGGTGGGAGGAGTTAAATCTTGATGGAACATCATCAGCTAAAATTTTATCTTCATTGACAATATCTCTCGGAAGATAGTATACGTCCTGGCCATACATCCTTAAGGATTCAATAACCAAATCCTCATATAGCTGTTGTTCCGATCTTACTTTTTGGCTGAAATAGAAATTAGTTGCCATGTCTTATCCTACAAAGAAGTCAGCTGGAAGTTCGTATTCTAATCTAATTCTTTCTCTTAATTGTGTGATTTCATTAATAGCATCCTCATAGATTTGTCTACCATTAATCTGTACACCACCTGGGAGCTGCATACCTTCGAATTTCATAAGGTTCGAACCCCACTGACGTTTTACTAAGGCAACGGCATATTCTTTTAACCAGATATCTTCCCAGACTTGGTTAAATGTATCTTCATCGATATAGACATAGGCTTCAAGTACAATGTAATCACCCTCTTGAATATCTTTATCGTCGATGTCACCTCGAATATAAAGTCTATTCTGACGACGTGCGAAGTTTACCTGTGGGGATCCGGTTAATCTTTGATCCAACAATGATAAGTATTGCTGCATCTGTTCATAGTATGCTAGGTCCCCAATATAGGTATGGATATCAGCAATATCATTTAGATGCATCTGATATTTAATATCAAAGAAGTTTCTAGATGAGGTGAGATTAGATCCTACACTAAACATTTTAATTACGTGAAGAGCATCTGACTGGAGAGTAATATACTCGTTGGTGATATCAGCTGCAGTCATCTGATGCTTAATATACGTTCTGTGAACTGCATCAGAATGGAATTCTCTCCAGTATGCCAAAGCTTCGTCGACACGGTCTTCCATCTGTTGTTCTTCAACATTGATCTCTATAACAGGATCGCCTAAGCTCCTTTTAATATAATCAATGAATTCGTCTCTACTAGTAATTGCCATGTTGACCTCTGAGCCTAAAAGTGTTACTCTTATTTATATACTTTTAGCTCTGAAGAATTTGTAATCTTTATCCTCTTCACTTTGACCTACAATACCCCCAGATTCAAAGGATAGATCTATTAAATATTGCCTAATCAGATTGCTATCAGGCTCATCATTTCTAATTCTTATGATAACCTCTTGAGTATTTTCTAAGACCATCGTGGCAGTTTTAATAAAATGAATCTCATTACCTATTGAATCAATCCTCAAAAGATCAGGATAAGGAAGAGAGTTCATCGGAACGTTTAAATCTAGACCTTCCTCTATATTTTCTATTACAATATTAGCAACACCGTTGACCACTTTATATAAGGAATTATCAACCAAGTCATATATAATATGTTCTGGTGCTTCTTCCTTGATAGCGGGGGGTTCTACAGTCGGTGATCCTAATTTAAATGTATGTTTGCCGATATGATCGCAGATGATACTTGTATCTGCATATAATTCAAATCCTTTATCTTTAGCCTTCTTACAGAAATCCACATCTTCCGAAACGGTATCTTTATGGTCCAATGCTGAATAGTAAACAAAATGGGGATATTCAATACTTCTAAAGACTTCGCCTTTAATAAGTACACATCCAAATCCAAACGCAGACACAGAAATTAGTTGGTCCTTAGGGAGATTTTCACCGGTATAATTAATTTGACCCATCGAATCGTCATAGTATAATTCTACGGTTTGTCTATCATGAAGCCTTTGGATGTAAACACCTGAAACCGCATCCTTATCATGAGCTAACATTTTCTCTAAGGCGTCTTCTGGTACTACAATATCACTGTCAATACTAAATAGGTAATCGTAGTGCTTCGCCCACTCTGCAATCAAGTTCCTAATCTGATCAATCTGGTAACCGTAGAAATATTCGAATTTTAGATTATATCCATCAGGCACTCTCATATTATAAATTGATCTAAAGGTTTCGGGTTCAATTCCTGCATTAGTAGGAATAGCTATTAATATAGTTTTATCTGCGGGTTTCACTTGTCCCCCTTCCAGGTATTTTTTTTCATAAGATTTATTTGCATTTATATTTTGTTCTTCACTGTGGATCTTATAATCATTCAAAGGATTAATATCATTATAATAACAAACAATCTCTTTTACTGCTTTAATTCTTTCAGACGGAGTGTTTTCTATTAATTCGTAAAACAACGGGTTATCCATGCCACTCATCATAAAATCGCCATTCTCGTCTTTATATCTTTCCCATTTTAATTTACCGAAGGTTTCACCTAAACAGGTCCTTAGATGGGTATAAGGAATTTTCCAATTAAACAAATATCTTCTAAAGGATTTATCCTTCCTAACCTTTTCAGGATAGCTTTGGGCTATTAGGGG